TGGCTGGGGAGATGCAGTAGAATTTAGGAGCCAGCAGATCTGGACCCACGTTGGGCTATTGACAGATCCGGATGTTGATGTTTATCAGACTATTTATTATCCTGATCCGATGAAGGAGCATTACAGAGTTTCAATAGTCGGCAGGACAGTTATAGCAGAGCATGCAGTCAAGCCAACATCTAATCCCGGACCAAACCTGATGTCGATACTCAGAGATGATTTCGGCATCAAAGCACGGAACTTGACATCATTAAAATCCAACACACAGAAGTATGGAAAGATACTTCCTATCGATGAAAGGATCCGTAAAGAATTC